CTAACAAATTTACAATCTATCAAGTTACCAGCGATTAAATTTGTATTCAATGGAATGGTAACAACTGTCTCTATGATAAACATAAAATTATATCTCATAGCAGATTGAGAAAAAATTTCCATTGGATCAGCGTTTTGTTTTGCAGAATTTTTATCCTCTTTTTCAAGTGTACCTATGTCCAATACACCAGTTATTAATCTACTAGGTAATTCTGCTAAATTTTTTCCTGTTTTCTGATCATTAGGTAAACTTGATACATATTTTTTACCAAGATTGTTCATTTTTTCTGCATTCTTTACAATGGAGAAAGTGCCTTTCTGTTGAGGTGTAAATGTTCCATTACGAGGATCATAAAAAACTCGATGCGTTGAAAACATTCCTTTCTCTAAATTTGCCATTAAGTTATGATTCCTATTAGTTGAATGACTTATTATTCTATAATCTTTATCTGGGTCATCTTGATCAACTATACCAGGTTGAAATGTATAACTGTCTCCTACTGGTTCTTGAGTACATAAAGCATCAACAGATTTAAAGTGAAAACCTTTTCTAGATTCATAGAAAAAATATCCAGCGGTTGAACTTTTACCCCCAACCTCTTTCTTTCCAGCACTATCACCACCTGGCACTGATTTAGACGCTAACCATATCAATGTTGAAAAAGGTTTTTTTAAGTTCCCAATAAACTTGTAATCATTTTCTGTAGGGTCAACTTCAACTTCCTTATCAGAACCAAGATAATCTTTAACAATCTGCTTAACACTTTCAGATATTTTACTGCCATATCTCTTACCGACTCTCGCTGTTTCATTAGCAAGTGCCTCTCTTGAAACACAATTTAATGTAAATACTTCTCTTTCTGCACCCGTAATTACATCTGTAATTGATGCGACATATAATTCATTTTTTAATTTTTGTGTAAATTCTAAATCAGGACTACTATCATTTACTATTTTCATATCAACTCTCTCTCCACCCCTCAATGGTAATCCCTGATAAACTGATTTTTCATTTATAGCATTACCAGTATTAATGACTAAAAATTTTGCACTTATGTGTGGAGAGAATAAATTTTCATAATAACTCAATGACACTACACCAGCAGCGATGTTGACAGTATCAGCACCATCAGTCGATGTGACATTTATATATTCAAATATGCTTGGATCGATTGCTGCCATTAGTTTTTCTTAAGTTGTAATCCTTGTAAACTTGATAAAACATCACTCTTACTATCTCCCTTTGTTATGGTAGAACCCTTACCACTACTACCCATCATACTAGGACTAGAACTCTGTTGAGCAGGTTTTTCAACGACCATAATTGTTGTTCTTCTTCTTTTTCTTCGATTTATCATAGATGTTCTTGTCCTTGTAACAGGAGTAACATTATCAGCAATGTCTACATTCTTATTTACACTTGCAAATCTACTCCTCTTCTTTTTTTGATCTGATAAAACATCACTCACTGATGATTCTTTACCAGGTAATGTTGGAATTACACCAGATCCATCATCTTGTTTAGGAGGTTTAATTTTTGCTATTTCATCTTCATTCTTTACTCCTTGAATTTGTTCATCATCACCCATCATTCCTTCAAGTTCACCTAATTGATCATCATTTACAATATCACCAGATTGTTCAGGAACAAATAATTCAGGACCTTCCTCTCCTACGATATAAGGTTCACCTTTTATTGCATCTCCACCCATCGCTCTTCCTTCAATCTCTTCTGGTTTTTCAAAGGTTGTTTCAGTTGGTAATGATGTCTCTTCCTTTTTTGGTTCTTCAAGTTCGACTGCTGCTGATGCTGAAGTTGATTGTTCTACATCAGATTCTTCTTCATCATCTAAACTCTCTAACAATGATGGAACTTCAGCTAAATTTTTATCTTGACTAAACTCATTAGTTACAACTATAAAATCCTGATCAAGTTTAAACAGATTATTATTAGCACTCTCTATACTTTCTTCAATTTTTTTCTTATCTTTAGAAAAATCAAACCCCTTAAAAACCTTTAAAACATTATCAATTACCAATCCTATTCCCTGTAGAAAAAATTGTACTCCTTTAATAAATGGGTCTAATATTGCAATTACTTTTTTTATTTTTTCAACGACTGATGTTATTGCTTTTTGTATTCGTGGTAGGTTATTAATAACAAATCCCACTAATAAAACTCCAAGAAAGTCTAGGAGTCTGCCTAATAAACCTCTCGTGCTTCTCGTTATTATATTTCCTTTTGTTTTCGGTAATTTTTTGACATCCTGTGCCTCTAATTCGTCCTCACGTTGCTTTCTTTTTATATTTTCCTGTCTTCTTCTAAAATATTCATTATCTTTTGCAGTTAATGTTTGCTTAAATCTATTTCGCTCTCTAGTTTTTTCTAAAATATCTGACGATATATTTCTTGCTACTGCAATACCTTTATTAAAAAGTCTTACAGAGTTACGTATGCCATCAATACTGATAGATGATTTTCTTACTGAATTTCTTCTATTTCTTATCGACATTATTAGTTACCAGCTCCATAACTACTTTGTGATAATAATTCATAATCACCAACATTACCAAAAGATATATTTGGAGTATTATTAGAACTACCTCCATTATTCTGCACAGCAACCTCTCTTTCACCACCACTGTTCATTGGGAAGTTAATTATTTCAGGTTGTCCTTCTAAATCCTGTGATATTAAATCAACTTTAGCATCGTTATTTGATTTAACTGGTTCTATAAGTCCTGCATCAATTGCTTCCTCCTCTGTCAAAATATCACCCACAGTCAATTCAGGTAACTTCTCCTCCTTTTCTTTTTTACCAAATATAAATCCTTTTATCGATTTGTATATACCGTCCACAAAACTTCCACCAAATATTCCAGCTAATAATACCATTATTCCATATAACACAGGTCCAACAACTGGAATTGCTGCTACAGGAGCAAGAGCTAAAGCCGCCTTTGCGGTTATTATTTTAAATGAGGCAATACTTACAATCGCTTCATCTAATGATTGTCCAGTAAGCATACCAAGAATTACTCCTATAATACCCTTTCCTTTTCCAATGTTTAATATCTTTGAAACTCTTGAAGCACCTGGTGGTAATGACTTCGTGACATTTGCCCCGAACAAATTTTTTAATCTTTGGAATAATCCAGGTTTTACAGTCTTCGATACTAAAGGTTTTACATCTTTTCCACCTTTTATAAAACCTTTTGGAACATCTCCTGTTACTTTTGGTTTACCATCAGCACCAGTTACTACTTGACTTGGTATAGATTCAGGTGAAATTTGACCAGCTATTGTATCTACCGCAGTAACACCAGCAACAGTTGTTCCTATTCCAAGTAAACCACCTAAACCCTTAAATAACCCACCAAATTTTAATAATGGAATAAGAGGTTTTATTCTTGATATAACCTTTCCAAGTAATGAAAGCAAAGGTCTCAATACATTCCTAAATAATCCCCCAAACGCAACTCTTCCAACTGTTCCTGCAAACTTTGTTGCTAATCTAAAAGTATTTCCAATTCCTAATGTGAGTGCAGTTATCGTACCTCCAATTAAAAATAAACCTTTTGTAAATTCACTTTTTAATTTTTCTAATTTTTCTAAATTACCCTCTGCAAGTGCCTGTAGAATACTTATTCCCTTACTTGTTAGCCAACCTCCAGCTAAAACAAGGAAGAATTTTTCAAGAGAAAATAAACTCTGTTGAACTCTACCAGCAACTTTAGCGACTGGTGCTGTGAGTGACGATCTTATCTTTTCTTCTAAAGCACTTTCCTTTCCTTCTCTTAATCCTTGCTCTGCTAATAATGCCTCTCTTCTTTGTTTTGCTGCTTCTCTTTGTCTTTCTAAGGACTCACTAACTGCTAAATTATCTTTTATTCCTGCTAATGATTGATTCAATGAAGATATTTGTGCAGCAACTCTCTCAAATCTATTTGATAAAGTTGTTAATTGAAGTGAGTTTTGTTCAAGTAAATTTGTGGTTACAGGGTCTGGTTGAGGTTGTACAGCACGAGGACGTGGATTAAAGATACTAGAAGATACACTTCTTCTGATACCCCGAATACTTCCAGCTATTGGTGATGCTAAATTTTGTTCTTCATCCATTACGTTCTTGTTGTGCTTTTAAATTTTCCTCTTCAATGTATTGTTGGAGTAATGAAACATAGATTTCCCTTTCCCAAGGTATCATATTTTCAAGCTCTGTTAAACTATATTTATGGTGCTGCATCAAAGCAAAATTTAATTTATAGTATGACACTAAGTCTTCATGTGCCATACTTATCCGAAAAAATTCTGCAGCCCCTCAAGCACTATATCACTTTCAACACCAGTATTCGGATTTTTCACTTTAACTTTATGTGAAAGTTTTGGCATTGTCTCGAAGAATACTTCAATTTGTTTGAACTGTGATGAATTCAATCCCTCTAAAAATTCCACTAATTCTTTTTTAGTACAATCCTCTTGAGTCCATGATTCTTCCTCAGAATAAATTTGATCAACACAAGAAGCAATTAAATCAAATGTATCATCAACTTTCATTTCTTCAACATTGAAGTTGGTCGAAATAAATTCATTAAGTGAAGGATACCTCATTTTCAATGTAAATTGTTCATCGAGTTTAATGTCAGTTGTATGATTCTTAGATTTTTTAACTTTTATAGAATCAATATTAATTGACATTGGGACTTGAGTTTTTTCATCATCAGGACAAGTAACCATTACTTCAATCTGTTCACCAACTGATTTACCTCTTACATTTAAGAAGAGATATTCAATATCAAACGTAGAAAGTTTTTCTACTTTTGTACCTCTTGTCAAAATACAATTTGATAAAATAGATTTGATAGCGTCGGCAATTTGTTTCTGATCTTGTGATTCTAATGCGATGATTAAAATCTTTTCTTCTTTTACAAGGAATGGTCTATATTTTATTTTTCTACCAGATGATGGTAGAACTAACTCATAAGTTGGTGTCGAAATCTTTGGTAAAGGCATAATATGCTAAACACTTCAGTGCCATTATTTATAGGGGTTATCCAAAGTCAATATTATATCCAGATGGTATGTACTGTCCAAATCCTAAACTAGAACCAGAAAAGTTTGCAACTTGACTTGATATAGAACCATTATTTTGATTTGTTAAATTAGCCTCTTTATTATCTGTTGTATTACCTGTTTTAAATAATTTGCTCATTTGACCATAAGACAATAATGAACCATCTTTTGCAGGATTGCCTCTTGGGAATATTTCATTGAATGCTCTTTTTAGATTTCTTACAAGTGATGTTGACTCACCACAAATATATCTGTCAAAACTAAAAGTGACATTTGCTCTTAAAACATTTGATCCTTGATATGATACTCTTGTTGATTGTAGAGATAATGGGAATAAACCAACGAATCTATACTCTAGAAATCTATTATAATCTCTCTCAAACTTGATTATGCGGGTTTCATTCATTTTATAATCAGACGGATAGTTTAATTTAAAATGATAACTATCTGATGTGGGGTCTGATGATGAACTTCCTGTAATAAATTCAATATAGTGCTCAAAAAACTTTAATATTTTATAATCATTATCTACATAAAACTCTAAATTTATTTGCGTGAAATTACGAGTATGTGCAAACTTTTCGATTACTCCTTGAAAATCTCCACGAGTATCAACTGATGCAAGTGCACTACCAGGTAATACAGCACTATTACATAGAAGGCCAATATCCTCTGCTATGAATCTATCATTCACACCTTTTCTTCTTAGATGAGAACGTAATGGACTCACTGGTAGTGCAAACTTTACAATATATTGAGATGTTTGTGCTACATTCTGTATTTTAGGTAATATATCCGAAATCGGTCTTGGTCTTGGTGCTGGCACTCTAAATAAAATTACATATCATATGTATTTAGATGTCTTACAAGGGAAAATATTACCCCTCATATCCTAGAAAGTATAAAGGTGATCCAACTAATATAATTTACAGGTCTCTCTGGGAAAGGAAGTTCATGGTGTATTGTGATAAAAATGACAATATATTAGAATGGGCAAGTGAGGAAATCGCTATCCCATATCGTTCTCCTATTGATAATCGAATTCATAGATACTTTCCTGATTTCTATATGAAGGTCAAAGAAAGAGGTGGAAAGGTAAAAAGATATGTGATTGAAGTAAAACCTGCTAAACAAACTAAACCTCCAGCAAAACCAAAAAGACAAACTAAAGGTTATATTCGTGAAGCATATGAATATGCAAAGAACCAAGCAAAATGGAAGATGGCACGGGAGTTCTGTGCTGACCGTCAGTGGGAGTTCAAGGTAGTTACAGAAAAAGAGTTAGGAATATGAGTC